CTGAAATCAACAGAGAAGTTATTAGAACTATCTACAAGTCTGCTGAAACTGGTGCAGCAAGTAACGTTGCAACTGCTGGAACATTCGATCTTGATACCGATTCAAACGGTAGATGGTCTGTTGAGAAGTTCAAAGGTCTCATCTTCCAGATGGAAAGAGATGCAAACGCAATCGCACAAAGAACTCGTAGAGGAAAGGGTAACATGATCCTTTGTTCTGCTGATGTTGCATCTGCACTAACAATGGCTGGTGTTTTAGATTACACTCCTGCTCTTAATGCAAACCTTAACGTTGATGACACAGGTAACACATTTGCTGGTGTTCTTCAAGGTAAGTACAGAGTGTATATTGACCCATTCTCATCTAACCAAACAACTTCAGTTGGTACTCAGTACTATGTTATTGGTTACAAAGGTACATCTCCTTACGACGCTGGTTTATTCTATTGCCCTTACGTTCCACTACAGATGGTAAGAGCAGTGGGAGAAAACACCTTCCAGCCAAAAATTGGCTTTAAGACTCGTTACGGAATCGTAGCAAACCCATTCGCTGAAGGAACAACTCAAGGACTTGGTAGAATCACTGCTAATAGCAACAGATACTACAGAAGAGTTACAGTTAAGAACCTAATGTAAATCTTAGTTTACATACTTTTCAAAGGGACTCATTGCGAGTCCCTTTTTTTTATGCTATAATTGATCATATAAACTCCGTTAACTAAATAGTTAAAAATGGATTTTGAAAGAATGAAGTCGTTCAATAAATTTATCGAAGAGATGGCATCATCTGCCTTTGCATCTGGTGAAGAGCAACCACAACCAACAGCACTTCAAAAAGCAAAGGAAAAATTTGCTGCAAAAAAAGCAGCTGCTGTTGATAAAGTCAGTGAATTGAAAGATAAAGCAAAACAATTTGGTGGAAAAAAACTTGGCAAAGTCAAGACAAGATTCACTAAACAATCAGGGGAGAGAATGTAATGCCCTATCATATTAAAAAAGGAAGTGTTTTAGGTTCTGCTGTTCCTACAGATGGTAGTGAATACTATGCGGGTGATAATCACTGGACAAATGTCTATGAGAATCGTAAAGTTTATACTAATAAAGCAGACGCTGACGCTCAAGCAGCAACAACTGAAACAAGAACCTTAGGTGGTAAAACCTACAATTATCAACCAGTATGGTGGAAAAATAGTACTGTAGTTGAAGAATAATGGCAAGAGCATACGCAAATCAAATTGAAAATCGCAATTTCCTATCACCGATAGGATTTCAATTTTCATTAAATAAAACTCCAAAGGTAACTTTTTTTAGTAACTCTGCACGTATACCAGATATCTCATTAGGAACTGCAATTCAACCAGTGTATCTAAAAGATATCGACGTACCTGGCGATAAACTTTCGTATGGTGATTTTAATTTAAGATTTTTAGTTGATGAGAATTTGACTAACTACATGGCGATACATAACTGGTTGACAGGTTTAGGTTATCCAGAAAGCACAAAAGAGTTTAAAGATGCAACAACTGATGAAGAAGGACTGAGAGATAGAGAAGAAGTTTTTAGTGATGGTAGTTTATCAATCTTAAATAGTAATTTTAGACAGGTTGCTGTTGTCAAGTTTAAGGATTTATTTCCAGTATTTTTAACTTCACTTGAATTTGAAGCAACTGATACTGATGTAAACTACTTTACAGCAGAGGTTACTTTTAAGTATACTATCTACGAAATTGTTGGAGCAGACGGACGCACACCCTTATGAATCTTGAAAAAATTCAGGAGATGTGGGAAAGAGATTCACGCATCGATCCTGATAATCTACATGATGAATCACTCAAAATACCTCAACTTCACTCAAAGTATTATACAATCTACAATACAATCACATTATTGAGAGAGAAGGCAAGGGATTCTTATAACCGAATACGCTTAGAAAGATACAACTACTACACTGGAAAGGCACCAGCGGAGGTTTATGCTGCTGAACCATTTCCTTATAAGGTTAGAGAAAAGGATGCCATACAAAGGCATATGGATGCCGATGAAAAACTAAATACAATTAACATGAAGATAAAATATTATGATACTACATTAAAATATCTTGAAGAAATCATTCGAATCATATCAAATCGCACATATCAAATTAAGAATGCAATCGAGTGGAATAAATTTCAAGCAGGTTTCAATTAATGGACGCAGAGTTACCAGAAGAAGAAAAGGTTCCATCTTGGAGTCTTGAACTTCGTATTGGAATCAAGGAAACAAAAATGTTGTATAATTGTATTCGAGTTTACTCAAATATAATTGATATTGATGATGAAGAAACAGAAGAGAAAGAATATTTCAATACTTTGAAGACTAAATTTTTCACAGTAATCACAGATTACGATTTTAAGAAACAGTTTCCTGATTCAAAAACAGACTTATAAAACGTTAATATATACTTTATATTGACGTGAAGTTATGTCTCATTTGAGCATATCCAAAAAGAATGAGGTAAATCTACAAGTAAAATCAGAAGCACACGTTTACTATGAACTGTCTGATTACTTTACTTTTGATGTGCCTGGTGCTAAATTTATGCCACAGTATCGTAACAAATACTGGGATGGGAAGATTAGACTGTTTAGTAATCACACAGGAGAGATATATGTCGGGTTACTTGATAAACTTATACAGTTTTGTGAAGACCACAACTATACTTACGAATTTGAAGACAACGAATATTACGGACTACCGTTTCAAACGAATGAATTGATATCCAAAGAGGGAGTCAAGGATTACATGTATTCTATATGTAAGCACGTCCCCAGAGACTATCAGATAGAGGGAGTATACGACGCTTTAAAACATAATCGAAAATTATTGATATCTCCAACTGCTTCTGGAAAGTCACTGATGATATACTCGATTGTGAGATACTACGTTGAAAAGAAACAAAATACTCTGATAGTTGTTCCGACGACTTCGTTAGTAGAGCAGATGTATAAAGACTTTGAAGATTATGGATGGGACGTTGGTTCATTTTGCCACAAAATATACGCAGGTAAAGAAAGAGAGACGAACTCTCAGGTAATCATTACAACTTGGCAATCAATCTACAAACTCCCCAGAAAGTATTTTGAGCGATTCTCTGTGGTAATCGGGGATGAGGCGCACCAGTTTAAATCGAAATCACTAATATCTATAATGACAAAACTTTCAGATGCCAAATATCGGTTTGGATTTACTGGCACACTGGATGGAACACAGACACATAAGTGGGTCTTAGAGGGTTTATTTGGTCCGTCTTACAAAATTATTAAGACTGATGAACTCATGAAGAAGGGTCATTTGGCAACATTGGATATAAATGTGCTTCTATTGAAACACTCACCGAATAAATTTGAAACATTTGAAGATGAAGTTCAGTATATTATCAGTCATGAAAAGAGAAATCGTTTCATTCGTAATCTTGCATTAGATCTCAAAGGAAATACTCTCATACTTTTTGCCAGAGTTGAAGCACACGGACAACCATTGTATGAGATGATAAATAATAAAAAGATTGATAATCGTAATGTCTTTTTTATTCATGGTGGAGTGGACACCGAAGACCGAGAAAAGGTTCGAGAAATCACTGAGAAGGAGAGCAATGCTATTATCGTTGCCTCGTACGGCACCTTTTCTACCGGCATTAACATCAAAAATTTACACAATATAATCTTTGCCTCACCTTCTAAATCAAGAATTCGAAACTTACAATCAATTGGAAGAGTTCTTCGAAAGGGTGATAAAAAATCCAAGGCAACTCTATATGATATTGCTGATGATATTAGATATAAAAGTCGAAAAAACTACACACTGAATCACTTAATTGAAAGAATTAAGATTTATAACGAAGAAAACTTTAACTATGATATAATAAACGTACCAATCAAAGACTAATGGAAGAGGAATTTTACAGCATTATCAAACTGGTATCAGGCGAAGAAATCTTTGCCTTGGTCTCTGTGGATGAGAATGATGAGAATCCAATTCTTGTGTTACAAAATCCTGTTGTAATTTCAACTGTGAATACACCTGGTGGAAGTATGATCAAAGTGAAACCTTGGTTGAACTTAACTGAAGAATCTATGTTTATGATTCGACTTGATAAAGTGATCACAATGATTGAAGCAAAGGATCAAAAGTTAATTGATGTATATAATAATTACAATGAAGATACTGATGAAGAAGAATCCTTAGACGGATCCGTGATGCCTACTCCAAAAATGGGATATCTATCTTCCGTAAAAGATGCCCGTAAAGATCTTGAAGATCTCTTTAAGAAAGACATAAAAGATACTTA